CCGATTTCGCACAATGAGAATTGGAAAAGGCGTTCCAGGGTTGATCAGACCCTATCTCTACTTGACCGCAACACGACCACAAGGCGTGTTCCATAAGTTTGGGAAAGGAGGGTGCCTCCGAATCTCTGGTGGGGCTCTATATCCACCTACGTGATCTGAACATGATCACACGAGATTCAAAGGTCCATGTGTGTGGCTTGGCCTACACCACACTGGTCCTACTTGGTCTTCCTGACTAGATGTCGACCTCCCGTCACCTGTCTGTACCGGCCTCGGCCTACAGACTTCCAGTGACAGTACTGTCCGCACATCAATGATGTCACGGTTAAACCTACTTTCCTTCAAACCGGAACTGACGACAATGCAACCGATTTGCATGCCAGTCAAGCAGGGTGCAGTTTAACGACGTACCCAGGTCGGAGCAGTTTAACGACATGCTCAGGTCATAGTGCCTCAGGAGGAATCTGCCACATCCGTCTTACAAGAACAGGAACCCTGTTCTGGCGTTGTGTGGCAGATCTCTTCACGGGTCTCCTCCTTCACTTCTTCAGAAGTCGCCACTGGTGGGCGTCCACCTATCCGCTTCATCCTTTGTTCATGATGATAGGATACCTTATTCTCAAGAGACTTGAGAACAGAGGGCCTAGTCACCGTGATGGGACAGAACTCGGATAGTTCGATGTCGATTTCCATGTAAAGCACACCGCACAATTTTGTCGCGGCTTGGCTTGCCAAGGATGTCACGCAGGAGATAACTCCGAAGTCGGAGAACCTCTCTGCGAACTCACCGACAGTAGTCGATGCCTCTGAGTAGGTGAAGAGCTTGTCCTTGCTGACCTTATCGGTCAGATCCATTGACCATTCAAGCCAAGGCATGAATGGTTGAGAATCTGCGAGGGCGAGGAGATCCGAGGAATCCGGTGGAGTCGAGCTCCATAGAAGAGGGTGGAGTGGGTCGTTTGCAAAAGCAAAGACCAGCCGTGCATCTGTTGTAGCGTTAGATTGTGGTTCATAATGAAACACTAATTTCTTAACGCGATAGCGGACAAAGGCAGAAGCAATGAGGTCGAATATTGGCGAGGTAAAAGGACAAGATTCCTTTGTACCTGCTGTGCGAAGGCCAGCTGGATCTGTAAGATTCAGTTGGACACTTTGGTAGATATTGTTGGGATTAACCAACGCAGTACCAGTCGCAGTATTCGTTTCTGAGGCCACCTGGTAGATGGCCGCGCAGGATCGAATGCCGATCCCCTCATTGTGAGCATAGAAGCTCGTCTTCTGTTTGCGCGCTCCACTTCTTCCCACGGGCGCGTTCTGGACGGAAGCCCCTTGCATTAAGGGGTTCTTCGTCCTGACCGGTTTAAGTGGGTTCCTCCTTCTCTTCGAGGTATTATTTAAGAGATACTTTCGTGAACTCTGCATAGTTTTGATAAAGTAGTTGTTCTTCTACTTGTCAAGATTGTATGGGATCCAACCCCTTGACTTGGGTCCGACTGTACATCTAAAGGAACTTGATATGAGAGCATCAAGCCCACCCGTGCAGTCTGTCGGCATTTACATCAAATGTTGATGACTTAGCACGGAAGTATTAAGGAGGTGATCAAGTATCGAGCTCGTCGTATACTATCACTTCACCGCCACCGTTTTGGGTGGTTTAATCCTTTAGACCCCATGGATAGTTTAACGACATATCCAGGTCCTTCCGTGGTCACTCCATGAGGTCCCACATCGGGATGTTAGGGAGACCTTGTGTCTCAACCTTAACATTCTCAACCCGATACGGAATCTCGACCACCCTATAAGGCCATTGAAGAATTTCCTTCCCCATCCTATTGTCCGTGTTCGTCCGGACTTGCTTTAGAACCTTTGAGTTCCCATTCGGGAGTTTAAAGGTCATGCGAGTCTTTTCAATATCACCAACAACAGAAAGGTTGGGGAATCTCTTCTCTGGGGGTACATATGCAGAATGTTCCTGTTCAACAGGACCGACACGTGCAACGAGCCTAAGTTCCGGAACATGATGGAGTTGTGTTCCTGTAACCTCGGTCTGGGCTTGAGTCCCCAGAAAGGACCGAGGGAGCTTTCCTTGAGAGACATCCTCGCGGCATTCCTTTTCAAGGACGGTGGCTAACCGTCTCTGGAAGGATGTGATGTGGAAATCTATCGACGTATCTGGGTTAAACCCCAGACCACCTCTCTCATGAGGAAGGAAAAGATTGAAGTCACCATTCTTGGTCGCCAACTTAATTGACGCCAGATTATAGTGAATAAACCTACGAGCGGTTCTCGCTTTATTGCAAGAGCCCTCAATAACCTGGTTAAAGTTATCCCAGATGGGCTGGGCCCTAAGGCCCGACTCCCGTCCGGTGATTTTACTTTGCCCGGTTAGTAAACCTATGTTGAAGAACTCAATCTTCTCAAAGTTTACGGTATACTTCGACTCTTCCATCCGGTACAACTCAGAGTTGACCGTGAGGAGGGTAGGATGAATATAATTCTTCCCTATCGATAGGTCAAAACCAACGGTTTTGACATTACGCTTCCATATCGCATACAACGCGTCGTCTGCCCTAAAAAGAATGTCATCGCCGTTAATTTTAACGGGTAACTTCCTAAGGGGCGTCCAGCGACCAGTGTACTCCTGAACCGATTTGGCATAAGCCACAAGGTTCACGATACAGAGGATTGGAAATGAGAGGGTTGAACCCATGAGCTGTCCATTGGACTGCATCACTGGGTCAAGACCCCCCCTTTTCATCATATCCTCTGGGTAGTGCAGTTCCTGATTGTAAATTACGGAACGCAAAACCTCCATGGAGTTCCAGTCCAGACCTGACTCGAGAAGACTTGTCTCGAAGACATCACGCGTGAATATCGCGGAAAGATTGTCCGTAGCTGCTGAGTAGTCACCACTCACCCATTTGGGCTTATTCAGAGAGAGACCACAGGCCTCTTCCTGTCTCAGGATCTCATAGAGATCCGACTTATCCATAGGACGTCCGGTTAGGACGAAC